AGTTGCCTTCCATGACAGCCGTGACGAACGCTTCATTGCGCTCATCGAGCTGAGCAACTTGCTTTTCGTGCCACTCCCTGATCTCTTGTTCAGTGGCCACCCGGTGCGTGCCTTCGGCCATCCGGCGCGCGGCATGCGTTACAGTCATGCTCGTTACCTGGCCACCGTAACTCCCGCGATCTCGATTCAGAACCGAAATCATGGTCGCCCAGCGAGCGCGCTTAAACTTTTCTCCCGAGCCATCCCGACGAGGCAGCTCCTGAAAATCCTGCAGTTGACCGGGGAACTTTCCCGAGAGAATACCCTCGCTCAACATCGCTTCAAACTCGTGAACCTGTTCGTAATACTCGGTAACGTTCATGCGGTCTCCTTATTGGGTTGGCGCCAGAGATCTGTCCCTGGCGCCCACTTACTTCCTGCCTGAGAACTAGCTCAGGACCTGAACACCGTATACGTTGCGAAGAACTCCGCAACCGTAAAGCACGTCGACCGTGAACTGCTGAGACAGCGTGTTCGGATCGTAACTCATGATCACGCGCATGCCGTACCCGGCTTTGTTCACATACTCCGCGATCGCACCGGTCCCGTTTACGGGCGTCGGCAGCGGGCGCGTAACCAGGGCGAATGCGTCAGACGCAAAAGCCAGGTTGTAAGTTGTGGTCGAAACCGTCGGAGCGAGCTGAGTTCGGAAAATGTCGAACCCTTTGATCGTTCCCACGAAGCCCGTGCGGATGGCGTCACCGTTGCCAATCTTGTTGGCCTCGGTGAAACGGCCCAGCTGGCGGATATCGCTATACGCGCTGGCACCCACCACCAAATACTTCTTCAGACCTTCGGGAACGTACGCACTGAACAACGTGCGCTCGGCCGCGTCGATCGTGGCTTCCGAACCCAGGCCAGCCGCGCCGGTTCCCACCGCAGCGTTGGCGTCGAGCAGCTGATACAGAGCCAGCAAATCCTGCTCCATCATCGTTGCCACCGCGTTCACAGCCGGCGTCATATAGGCGTCCAGCAAGCCGGGGAAGGCCAGAACTTTGGTCACGTCGGGAATCTTGAACGACTTCTCCGCATGCTTGTTCAACACGATCTGCGCATTGCCCAAGTTGGGATTGTCCGTCTTCACACTGCCACCCTCGGCAATGTTATTGGCGACCATGATGCCAGGGATCGGCACGTTGATCACATCGCCCTGCGCGGCCAGGTCGGAATCGAAGTTACGATTCACGAGCCCGCCCATGATGAAGTTGGGCTCCAGTGCCGGAAGAGCGCGAGACGCAACCAGCTTGACGATTGCCTGCGCCGCATTTTGAGACGTAATTGAGGCCATTGAAAGACTCCTTATCGAGAAAAACAAACGTGTTTATTTCGATTCGGCGAGTACTTCCAACGCCTACTTAAGACTGCTGTTACTACTCAGGCTTTAACCCTGAGTCATTGAATTCTGCGAGGGCATCACAGCCAAAATTTGCTGCGCAATCTCCGTGTACTGCGCATCCGTCATGCCAGGCTTAATGTCTTCGATCTGAATCTGTTTCGAACCCGGCGGCCGGCTTGGCCCGCGGCCCGCGCCCGTTCCCCCCGTGGTCGTGGTGGGAGCCAGCATGTAATCGTTTTCCACCGTCAAGAAATTCTTGACGTAGTCGGCCAGGGGCAAGTTGTTCGCGATCAGCTCGCCCTTATCGTTGCGAACGATTTCGGGTGTGATCAGCTTTGCCGCCCCAAACTTGGACTCCGGCTTCGCAAAATTGTACTTCGCAAGCTCGCGATCGATCGCGCCCTGCAGATCGGCCTGCTCGGCGCGCGCTTCGGCGGCCTTGCGAAGGTCGATCTCCTGCTTCTGCGTGTCGTTCAACGCTTTGATGCGATTCTCATACTCCAAAAGCTTGGCATTCGTCGCCGGATCGCCGACGATCGGCGGAGTCACCGGCGGAGTCACCGGGGGTGTCACCGGGGGTGTCACCGGAGTTGTCAATTTCTTGACCAAATCCGCAATGCTCGTATTCTGCGCTTCGAACTGAGTCTTCATGGCCGCCGGCAAATCCGTGCCCAGCAACTTCGCCATCGCCTCGCTCAGCGTCTTATGCGTAACTGGTGTATCGTCGGTCGGCGCGTCAAACCTGGTCGTTCCAAAAACTTGATCAGTTCTTAACATAGGGACTTGGTTTCCTCTTGCAATCGATCTAAATTTAGTATACACTATGCCACCAAATTTTTAGATTTCCTCTTTACCCAGGCCGCCGCCATACGTCGCCGGGCCTCTGGAGAACGCTTCGTTCCGATACTTGCCTTTCGGGCGTCAGCCAGTCTTTGTAAATGAAGAGGGCTGCGTTTCCTGGCTGACAGGGACATGTTTTTCCTGGCTTCGAGGGAACGCAGGCGCCCCTTCTGCGATTTGGAGATATTAGCACAATGCTCCGGCGACTTCTTGCGGCCCCTCATTGCTAGAGAAAGTCGGGAGGCTGTCTCTGGGCTAAAGCTAGGACGTTGAGCATCTACGACGTTAAATAACATGCCTTTTGCGAAGTATTCTCGAATCCACGCCTGCTCCATCTCTTTCGTCATTTCCGCAGGTACGCGAATAGCAATACGAAAGGTAAAGCTTTGCTCGCCATACAAATCCCATGCCTTCTGAAGCGCGTAATTCGCATGGTTCCCACTACGTAAATTACCAAGGTGAGTTTTAAGGCGCCGATCAAGACGTATGCTCTCTCCCACGTAGAACCGTGGGTCTTTCGAGCACGTGATCAAATAGACGCCGGAGTTCATGCTGCTGCCGCCATGATAGCCGAACCGCGGGCTGCCTGGGCCAACTCGACGATCACTCGGTCCACGCTGGAGATCGCCTGTTCCAGGATTACCTCGGCCACACTATCGTTGCCGATCATGCTGTCGAGCGGAGCATAATGCAAGTGCATCAGCTCGTGAACCAGGCAGCGCTCCTGCTCAAATTCGTCATCCGCTTCAAGCCGCGCGCCGGCCGCGCGCATCGCGGGGTAGAGCTGAGCACTCAACAGGCGGATCGTCGCGTACTTCTTATTGACCACCATGTTGCAATCACCCATGGCGCCGACGCGGAGAATACCATGGCCTACGATCTGCAGGTTCACCGCCCAGTCCTTCAGGTTCAAAGCCTCGCGCCAGTTCTCGCAGAGCTGGTGCATTCTTTCGTCCGTTAACATACTGTTTCCTCCGGCGGCAAAATCTCGAGATAGCTCAGGATGCTCCACTTCTTGTAGGCGTCGGGCCAGCGACCACCAGGGTCGATGATCTTCCCGTCCCAATTCAGCATCCAGTGTGAATCGTCGCGCTGCTCGTTAGTCACGTTGATGTGTACAATCGCCCGCGGCGGAATATTAGGCCGCTTGCGGCTTACTCTCACCAACCGGCTGGCGCACATAACTCCCAGCTTATGGAGCGCAAATACAAGATCTTTCGTATCGGTGCCACGATTATGCCCCACAGCTTTGATAGCCCGGCGCAAACTCACGCCGGCTGCCATCGCCACACAGGCTTGACCGCACAATCCCGAGCCTTCCGGCTGCAGAACGATCTTCATGGCCGGGCTCCTAGTTGTTTACGACCTTCAAGGTCTTCTTCTCGACGGGTGGGCTCTTGGCGATCGGAGTCGGCGGAGTCTTCACGTAGCCTGCCACCGATCCTTCCAAAGCCGTTTGGTATTGATCCTGCTGCGCCTGGGACATCGCGGTCAACTGCTTCTGAATTGACGGAGCCTTCTCGATTTCAGCAGTAATAGTCGTCAACATCTCCGGATTTGCATCCGGCAAGAACTCGGCCGCGGCTTGCTTGTAAACTTCTTTCGTGAAGGTCTCGCTCGGGATCGCCAGGCTGAGCACGGCTTCGGTCTTCTGGATCTGTTCCAGGGTTGCAGTCTTGCCGAACTTCATTCCGCGCACGTGGGCGCGCACATTGTCGTCCCCGCGCGCGGCCGCAACAAGATCCAAAATCCGCTGCGTTGCTGCAACGATGACGTCACCAAACTCATTCATTACGTCCTGCGCGGGCATCATGTCCATCTCTTTCGAAGTGCCCGACGTGCCATCCGCTGTAGCGTTGGCGGTGCGGCCTTGATAAATCAGGTACATCAACCGGTAGCTTTCCTGACGCAATTCTTCGACGCGCTTTGCAGCGTGTTGGAAAGAGGTTCCCTTCGGCTCGGACCATTCGTAACTGGATCCAGCGCTCAGCCGGATGAAGCCGGCCTCGGTCAGCGTCGGCGCCATCTCCGAGTCGGAAATGATCACAGGCATCGCAAGGTTAGCCATGAACAGAGCCCAGCCGTACGTGTTGTCCGCGTTCAGGTGATCAACGATAGGCAGATACGCGCGATTGGCGAGCCACAAAGCGCTCGGTACATCGAAGCGCTGCAGAGGAACGATCTTGGAAGCCGAGAGGGCATGCGGGCCGGAATCGACAATGGTGACAGGTTGATCGTCATCGGTGTCCTTCCAACCCGTCTCACTGCTGTCTTTGCGGACTCGTTCATAACGGACGTATTGTTCGCGGTCAAAATACAACCACACGTCCACGACCTGGCGCTTTTCAAGGAATGCCCCGCGGATCTCTTGCGTGCGCAATACGGCCCATTCGAGAATTCCGTAACTATCGAGGCTCCAGTTGATGACGTTGATCGGAGAATATGACACCAGGTGGGGGACTGGTTTACCGCTCTTGTCGAGAACTCCTGTTTGCTTCTGTTCCAGGAGGGATTTTGGAGCAGCACCATCGGCAACCTTGGGCGGGAGATCCACCAAAATGTAGCCGCAGGAATAGAGCGCGAGATTGCTCCACAAATCGCGTGTCAGATCCACCAGGGAAGTACGCTTGCGATCGCAGTTGCCGCGAAAATTATTGTAGAAGCTTTCGGTCGCTTCATCTAGTGGCATGGGCTTTGAAATCGTACCGTCCATCTGGCTCAGAGCCACGATAGGCGGGGACTTGAACAAAGCAGCCTCGTACCATCCGAAGCACGTACCGAGAATATTGTGGTAGGAAAACTGCGAACAGCGCGCCTGGTAAACCTCGGGCAATTCCTTCGGGCGCTTCACGAGAAACTGAGGTGCTTGCTGCTTAATCGCCGATCCACCTTCATAGAGCAGAGCGAGACGAGACCAGTCGGCGATGACTGCATCGTACTCGGGATTGAATGCATTGACGTCCCTGACTTTTATGACTTTGCCTTCGGGCACGAGGTTCGTAGTTGGAGTCGGTGACATTTAGCATTTCCCTTGGAGGCCGAACAAGTTCTTTGCAGCTTCGCACGATGCCTTCATTTCCTTCACGTCAAGGATGCCCTCGCTCGGCCGGCAATCGTCAGTCGTTATCGCGTGCGGAACACACCCCATGTACTTCCGGAAGAACCGATCGTAATGCTCATTGAAATTCAGCAGACAGCCAGGCTCGATGCAGGGCTGTGCGAACAGCGACATCGCTACCAAGAACAGTGGCAGGCGCCACATGGTTACACCAGCTCGGCGAAAATCTGGAATCCTTCACCATCGGTCGTGACATCGACCGCGTAGTCGGCCACACGGACTGAGTTTCCTTCGCCACCGATCACAACGTGATCTTGCTGACCGGTCGCGGCCGGTTTGCTCACCTTGCGCAACACGTTTACCCCGGTGGATCCAACCATGATCGTAGCGCCAACATTCCCCGGCGCCCCGGCAGCCAGGCCCACGTAAACGGGATTGGTATTCCCTAAGAGAGGCCAGAATTTCAGCTTGTGGACTTTGAGATCGGCCGCCAAACCCAGCGCGGCCAATACTGCAGAGAGAGGATTCGCAGTATCGTGCGTGGTAACCGTCACGGTTCCAAGGCTGATGGTATACATGGGTGACTCCCGAGAAGACGAGAAACTGTTGGCTGGACGCCTGTATTGAGTATAGCAGCCGGGTACAACTCAAGCAGCGATCTTGACCGCGGGCCGCATAGATAAACCGTCTGCAACGAAGCGGTTGAAGAGCTTCTCGGTGGCCTCAATGTCGCACATTCCGTCGTGCGCGTTCTCCAACGGGATGCCGAAGTACGCTAGGACAGTCTCCAGCTTGAAGTTATCCAGTTCGGCGCGGCACTCTGCCAGGACGAAGCCGGCCAGCTGCATGACGTCGACGTATGGGGTCCAGAACCAACTTCCATAGTACTTGTCCCCGTTGTTCCCCATCCACGCGCGGACGAACTCGCTGTCGAAGAAGGCGTTGTAGGCGATGAAGTAGAACTTGTCCTTTTTGTTGAACTTATCGACGTACTTCTTCATGAGCTTCATCAGATCGGCGTAAACGACCGTCGGCTCCTCGAACCCGCGGAGCTGTTCCATCGTTATCCCGCCTACTTCCAATGCTTTAGAGTTCACCATCTGGCCGGGGAACACCTTCATCTCGCGCTTGAAGGTCTCGACGCATTCCCCGTCGATCACCACGCGAGCCGCAATCTGCCAAATCCCGTTAACCCTATGGTCGACACCGGTGGTTTCGACGTCCACGAAGAACTGCTTGTTTAACATAGACTTAGCCTCTAATTGTGTCAAGTTTTCCGTCGAAAAACTGGACAATCTTGCAAGAAAAACTACCACTTTTTTCTTACAAGCCTGTCCGAAAAACGCTACATTCTATGGACAGAAATTCGCATAAAACGCGAACTACCGCGCACAGAGTATAGCGCCCAGTGGAGTGGACGTTAAGCCCCATAACGTCCATCATACGAGACGCTATCCCGGCGGCCGAGGTTACAGACAAGATTCAAACGAGCGTTTGAATCCAACCTTCGCGTATCTGAAAGACGGGAAAGTAGCACTATTGCATGAGCCCGGCCTGTTCGCCGGACTGTGTCTTGTTGCCGAACCGGCGGTGCAGGAAGTACCCGCAGGCGTCGGAAATGTGAGTCAGATCCTTCTGGGCTTTGTTGAGCTGGCCGGTCGTGTTTCCGTTCAGGTCAAGCTTCCAGCGGACGGATTCGAGATCTCGAATCAGCATCTTACAGCGCGGATCGATTACCATCCGCACTTCCTTGAGGGCATTCAAGAGCATCCCGTTGAAGCAATTGACGCGGTCTTTGATAGCCGGCGCCTTGCGCGCGATGTTCATTCGGACTTCGAATTGCTTCTTATTCCTGAAGAAATTACGGATAATGTCATAGTCTGAGCCCACTACCTGCGAGGTGTGTTTCGACTGCGCGGCTGGATCCCCGTAAATCTCGAGAGTGATGCGCTGCTGGTTTCCACAGATTTCCTGGACTCGAGCGTAGAACGCTTCGCACATCTCCTCGGTACCGGCGTCAGACAGGCACAGCTCGTCAATAATCTCGACGAAGGCATGCTTCTCATTGGTCAGGTGCGACATTGGCCCGAATCGCTCAATGTACTGCCCGATCACCGTGCAGAAAGGATCACGGTTGAAGTCGAGCGACCAGATTAGGGGTAGAAACGGATCGCGCGTCACAGTCCTGCTCGAATTCCGGACGCTGTTGAAGCTCGAATAGACGTTCCCTAGGCCCGCGGTGGCGCCCGGGCGTTGCTGGAATAGGCTCTCCCACACCATCGCGTCAGTGCGCATGAAAACCTTCAAGGCTTCGATGCTGTAGCGCTCCGGCCAGAGAGGGTCTCCGATCTTGCGGCCGAGCGGGCACGGGCCGAGCGCGGCAGCCTTCTCGTCGTAGATCGCGGGGAAGTTGATCACCTTCCATGGCTCATCGGCTCGACGGATCAGCCGGCCGGCGAGGTCATCCTCGTTCCAGCGGGTTTGCACAACGATCAAGGCTCCGCCGGGTTCGAGACGGGTGCGCGCGGCCGACGTGTACCATTTCCAGAGATCTTCGCGATATTGCCAGCTGTCGGCTTCTTTCGCGTTCTTGATCGGATCGTCGATCAACATCAAGTGCGCGCCACGTCCGGTCACACCTCCGCCGATACCCGCGGTGGTCATCCCTCCGCCTTTATCCGTCTTCCATTTGTTCGCAGCCTTGCTGTCGTTCTTCAGGTTGAAGCTCAGCAGGTGCTGGAAGTCCTTGATCATGTCGCGGACTTTGGCGCCCCACTCCGAGGCAAACTCAGCTCCGTATCCGCAATTGATGACGTACTTGTCGGGGTAGTTTTCCAGGAACCAGAGTGGAGTGAAGTTCGAAGTCAGATGGCTTTTGCCGTGCCGCGGCGGCATCGTGACGATCACGCGGCCACCAGTTTCGACGGCTTCAACGATCGCATCGCTCAACATCACGAGATGCATCGGACGCGCGTAGTCTTCGCTCGTCTCGGCAGCCAGGCGCGTAGCTGTAGCCAGCGGGCTACTGCGCCAGCCAACTTGGTCGATAGCCTGCAGGTCTTCGTCGGTGAGGAAGTCGAAGTTCACTAGGGGCGCACCAGTTTGTACAGGGCTCCCGGGCTCGTCTTCCAAGCTTTCAAGTCTCGAACATTAACCGATACACGAGGCCACAGCCGGCTGAATACGTCGGGGTGCTGCATCAGATCTACTGCAACTTCGGAGCAGAAACGATCCTTGTCATCGTGCTCGCCGAACGGCAGAACAAACCCTGCGATCCCAAGCCAGTCGTAATCCAAACCGACCAGGGTCTGGGCATAACTCAGCACTCCAGCCAGGATCTCGGGCGTCGGCAGCATTGCGACGTTCACCAAATCCCACTTGCCATCCGCGAGGTTGATGTATTTGAAGCGAACTCCACCATCGCGCGGCGAGCTGGAGAAGCAGAGGGTGCCCTTCTCCTTGCCATCGCCCTCCATGTACTTCGAAATCGGAGGCTCGGCGCCGGCGGGGATCTCAGGGAAGCAGACTTCAACATGAGCGTAAGGGGAGCCGGTTCGCCAACCGATGATCTTGTCGAACGTGCCTCCGGCAACCGCTTTATAAAATGCCAATTTCATAACATTCTCGCTTTCCGTAAAATCCAGGAACGTTTGATCGCGGCTCGATGCTCTGCCGATTTAGGCTTGCCGCGTAATGCAAGACGTAGTACAGTTTTTCTTAACTGATCTTGATAGTGATGGTGCGGCCGATCAGCAGCGAGCGCAGGCCGGCGAGCAGTTCAGCGACACGGGCTTTCGAGATTGGATCCAACGCGGCGATCGCAGACTTCATGAGCGTATCGAGATGCAACTCATCAACCGCGTCCTTCGCGACCTTGTCAATATTCAGCGACGGGACCAGGACTTTGGCGGCTTCGTCGACGGCATCTTTGCCGGCTTTGGAAATATCGATGAGGCTCATGATGGCTCCTTCGCGGACTCGTTCAGTTGCCGGAGGATCTCGGCGTAGGCGCCATGCGAGACTTTGATCGTAGCGGTATCACCGCACATTCCGTTGAGCAGATGATTGCGCACCGTGATCTCCACGTGGTCATCGCACACGTTCGCCGAGAAATATGGCGGATAGTTAGGGTTTCCCGGCTCGGTGTATGCGGCGAGGTTTTTCATTTGCGCCGCCCGGTACTGTAGCGTGGCAGCTTGCATTCTAGCCAGCGTGGGCAGTCGATGGAGAAGACCTTCTGCGATTCAACGTGACCGTCGGCGTAGCGCACGGGCTGATACACGGCGAACAGATTCAGGCAGCACCAGGACTCCTTGCAGAAGACCCAGAATGCAAAAGAAAATTTCCCTAGTTTGTGGAAGGGATTTCGAAGTTTAGGTTGATCGCTCATTTTGATTTCCTCGCTCTCAAGAACGCCATCGCTAAATCTGTTACTACTCGCTCTTCGTGTTGAACGCGGCGCTCATAATCTTCGGATGGTACGGTGGGCGGCCCCCAGCAACGCATCTCCGCGACCAGGAAGTGGCAACACTCGTGAACGAAGTGATACTCGCTGGCGCTCATGTACTCGAACCACTTCGGACCGTAAATGAAAATCGTGCCATGCCGGTATTCCCACGACACAGCCACTTCAGCCATTGAGTTCTCTTTGTCGGACGAGCAGTCGCGACGGAACACAATTGGGATATTGCGCCACTGGTTGAGTCCGAGGATCGGGAACCACTTCTTGCGCAGCGCGTGCACGTCGTCCATCACAGCCTGAAATTGTTTGTCGGTCATGGCGCGATCGCTCCTGTCAGCATCGTGACCGCGGACTCTTCGTTCGCGTACTTAATCACACCGTGGATCAGCTCGTGCACAACGCTGTCGCGTTGATCGGCCTTGTTCCACTCTTCAGTCTGAGGCTTCAGCCCGTACGACTTCCAGAACTCAGGCGTGTACTCAGCCAGGCGCATGACGTAGATGTCAGCCTCGCGCGCTTCGTAATCCCACTCAGTAACCGCGAAAGCGCCGGGCCGGGTGACGTCGATCACTGCGTGCGTTGTGAGGTGCAGCGTCAGCTTCCACTTGTCCATCTGGAATTTGTGCTGGTAGACGTGCATCAGCATTTCAAGTTCACGGAACTCTGGATCGACGGCTCCAGCCGGAACGATGATGAGGTTGCGCGGCGCCGGGAAGGGTTCGCAGTACGACTGCGCGAACGTCGGCAGGCACAACGCAAGGAGCAACAGCAGTTTATTCACGGGGCACCTCCGCTACTTTAATTTTTGTTTTCGGCCACAACCGCCAAGACTCCGGCCACTTCAGCCAGGCCGCTCTTCAACTTGTCACCAAAGCCAGGTGCGACCACAGGGAAAGGGCCATGCGTCACGGCCGGCGAACCGGAAGTACTAACTCTCGGCAAAGGACCCGGGCCACTTGCGCTAGAACCGTCTTGATACGTGACGGTCTCGGTCTGCGGAAATACAGTCGTCTGAATCCGCTGGCCATCTTCGAAGGGCTTCAACTCAGCGAGTCTGTGCACCATCGCTTCGATGTTTTTATGCAGTTGATCGGGATCGATCTCGGTAACTTCCAGGGTCGTATACACCGGCTCTGGCTCACTCTCCGCACTCACCGCTTCATGATGGCGCTTCGCGATCTGCGCGGCGCCGGGTTGGTCACTCTGCGTCTGCAGGTGCAGCAGATGAAGAACTGCGTCTTTTAGTGCGCTCATACTAACCTCCAATGTCCCTTTAGGACAAGACTAGATTTCCCCAAAAACTTTTCGAGCCATGCTGGGCATTCATAAGCCCATAGGAGTTCAGGTGGATGCGGGTCGTGCCTGCCGTGAGACATCTCAACTCTCAGCAAAAATAACCGGCTGCTCGAAATAATAAAATCCTCTCGGATAGGAAACTTTCTCCCGTTCAGCAACCACTCCCTCTCAGCCTCCGGAGAATACTGTCTGCCAACCTGCCATTTGAAAAAGCTTAGAGTCGTTAAATTCCCCATATATTGGCAGAGTTTCACAGTTTCACTCCTAGGGAATCGAGGGTCTTTTCCAGCGACTTTATTGCGCTGACGATGCCGGTGATCGTTTCCGGCAACGATGCTTCAAACTCTGCTACGTTCGGGATCGGATGCCCGGTTGCTGCCGCGAGCGCTTCGATCAGAGGCATTGCGGCCAGGATCGAGGAAGTCGCGTGCTCCAGTCGCGTGTCGGTGACTGGCGTGCCGCCGGCTGCCGCAACCTTCGCGAGATGATGCTGCTCGGCCGCCACGATAGCTTTCAAAATCGAGGTAGCAAGGGGACCGCCGAAAGCCATAGCTGTACTCGCGATCGCTCCACCGGGAATGGCCGAGGCACCGAGCTTGAAGCCACCGGTCAGGAACGGGCCTAAAGTCGTTAGCAAGTTGGACATACGGCTCCTTCTGTTGCAAATGAAATGTAACTTTTCGGGCGCGGCCAGAGCCTACCGTTTAAGTTCCAAGCCTTGGACTCCTGGAACCCCGTCTCGCCTATCCCTCTCAGGCACGCAGACCATACAGGCCACAGTTCGGCGAAAATATGGAGGCCAAGCTCGGGATCGAACCGAGGACCTGCTGATTACGAGTCAACTGCTCTACCAACTGAGCTACTCGGCCTTTTCAAATACTTGCCGGTCGATCGATCGCGTCGACGACCGTTCCGGTCAATCACCCACGAGCATATCGGCGCCGGCCTGGCGGAGCGGAACCACTGCAGCAACAGTAAACCTGCGACCAGGAAACTCATGCCTACCATCAACCACATACACGTACCTCCGATAAAATTTGGAAGCGGGAGAAGGATTTGAACCTCCGACCTACGGCTTATGAGGCCGCCGAGCTACCGGACTGCTCCATCCCGCTTCATTCCCAGATATCGCTTGGGTTGGGCGACTCGCCAAAACCACCCTTTACCACTGCTGGGAACCTGACGGGAAGATAGTGCCGAGCGTGCTTTCGGTCGCGCCCGCGCCAGCATCGGTCCCAAATGCATTGTCGGTCCGGCTGAGAGCGTCCATCAGCGCGGCCACTTCGTAGGGTTTCATGTTACTGGCCGTCTTCGCCAGGATCGTCTGAATCTGTGCGTTGGTCGGATGGAGAGCCATGATTTTCCTCTTCTTCGTCAGAAATCGTTACCGCGGTTGTATCAGTCGCCTCTAGTGTAGCATGCCCTTCTAGCATCTTCTGCCGCCGGATGCCGCTCATCTCCAGGGAGAGGGCTTCGATCTGCTTCTTCATCGCCGGAATCCTCATCATATCCTGGACGTTAACGACGGCCGCGGCCAATTCGATGGGGCCACCTTCCGGACCGGTGACCTCTGCGGACGTGAGGAATGGCCGAACCATGCGCGCGGCAATCTTGTTCGCTTCGAGGCGCAAATCGATAGGCACCGGCTTGCCCTTCATGTCGTCTTCCCCGCCCGCCACCCAGTGATCGGTGATGTCTTTGGGCCAGAGGCCGGCGCCGAGCCGCAGAAGGAACTCCAGTGGATCCGCCGGGCTCGAACCAGCCGGCAAACCGAACTTCGCGATAACCTCGCGGCTGATTCTGCGCACCAGGACCTCGGGTGCGGTGAGCTTTTTGACTGGAACACGCTTCTGGATAGCCATTATGCTGCTGCTGCCTTTTCTAGGTAT